ACATTTACTTCAGATCTCCAATTATTGAGAGACTCTTCCTTTACTCTAATATTGTCCATTGAACAAGTTATTTGGCGTTATTATTATTTAGAACTCCGTCTTTTAGCATTTTTGATAATTCGCTAGTTGAACCAACAAACAGAGCATTATTCGTAACATTACTAGGTGCTTTTACAGAATCCTCATCTAAATCTTTAACTTTCTTCTGTAAATCTGCTAACTTATCTGTAGTATCACCAACCGATTTAATAATTTGTCCAGCAACTTCGTATGCTCTTGGACTAGCACTTTCACCAGCAAGTTCTAAAATACCATTAAGTGCTTCTTGCCCTTTCTCTATTAGTGAATATAATTGTGCTCTTGTATACTTATAGTCCTTATCAATATCATCTGTAATATCAGTAGTTGCTTCCTTTCTTCGGACGCAACCATTTTCAGTAACATTCTGAACTTCTATTTCAGTGTTAAAGGTTTCATTCAAATCGTCATAATTATCTTTCATGATTAAATGTCTATTTTACGAGTAGGGCTATAATCTTTAGCGTCATTACCATAGAAAGTCGAAGTTTCGGTAAATCCAAAATCATCACCTGGTGGAATCAATGGATCATCATATTGATCTATTTGTCCATCCTCATTATAATCTTTCTTAGCAGTTGATTCTACTCTATATCTCTGAATACGTTTTGCTGTTCGTGGATCACTATCACTATAGTAATCAACCTGAACCTTACGAATAAGTCCATCTGTACTATCAGCAATAGGACCAAACATATAGGTTTTAGCAGTAAAATCTAATGTATAAATCAATGCTCTTCTTGTATCAAAATCTCCTTCATAATCATCAGTAAATGATATATTATTTAAAACTAAAGGAACATCTCTTTTTTCTCCTATTTGATCTACTAAATCAACAGTTAAAGTAAATGCTGGTTGAAAAAATGGTAATATCTGCTCAAGTATTTGTAGAGAATCGTCTTGTAATTTTGTAAGAATATTTAATTGAAATCCTATATTATATGGAACTGGCATAAAAACTTTTTTAAATTTATCCCCATCCATTGCTTTAAATGTTTGGGTAATACCAGATTTTCTAGTAGGATCATATGTAACCGAATTCATCTCAAAAGATATTCTCGGTAATGTAATCTGAGTTGCTTTATTTAATTCTGCTTGTTGTTGTATCCTTGCCAAGAATTTTTGTCTTGGTCCATAAGAAACAGGAACTTTAATATCGTTTAAATCTTTACCAGTATTATCCTGATGTCTTACATGAATATCATTAAATACTGTTCCAAATGATATAACAGTCTTTCTTATTATTTCGTGATAAAAATAGGTTCCTAACATTATACTTGCCCAAATGGGTTGGATTCAGTCCAATCTAATATTTGATCTGCTTCAAATTCAAATTCACTAGCATCGTTATATTTATCATTAACATCTTCAGGGTCAAATATTGAAACAGCATAAGTAGCACCTGATTCCTGACCAACTACATCTTCTCCTGGATAGAATCCAGCAGCAGTGGATCCAATTCCAACATTACCTATTTGAAGTAACCTAGTATCTTCATCCCAAGATTTAACTCTCGCCTCAGTCTGAGATCTAGCACCAATAACAATTTCATTAAATATGTAAGTTCCAACACCTGCCATAGATGCTGGTGGAGTAATAGTTACATCTGGAGTAGCACTATATCCTCTACCTGGATTTTGAAGATATATTGCCTTAACAACACTATCCTGTCCAGCAATTCCTATAGATGCTATTCCAACAGCAGTTGTTCCAGCTCCAGGAGCAGCAATAGTAACAGTAGGTTCTGTTCCATATCCAACGCCACCATCAATCAAATTAACTCTGATAACTCCAGTATATACAGATTCAATAGAACAAGTTGCAGCAGCACCAGTTCCACCACCACCAGAAATTGTTATTGCTGGAGGGGTTACATAACCAGATCCAGCATTAATCATCAATATCTTTTCAATAGAAGTTACATTTGCTCTTGTAGTTAAAACACCAACAGCCCTAGCAGGATCATCAGCAGGAGAATTTTCAAATGTTATTGTTGGGACTGATGTAAATCCAGAACCATCATTATTCAAGAATATCTCACTGACATAACCAACACCCATTGATGCCGTTGCTGTAGCAGTTCTTCCTAATCCAACTAATCTAATTGTACTAATATATCCTTCATCCTGAACTTGTGTATCAATTTCCTCAATTGAAGTAGAAATAACTTCATCCTCATATTCAAATAGTTCACATTTGAGTTGATAAACGTAATTCTTACCTAACTGATAGAATGGATCTTCATGCTCTACAAACTTTACTTCAAATAATCTTTGACCTAATGGAAAATATACTAAATCTCCTTCCTTTGGTCTATTAGTTAAGGGAACTATACTATCATCTGTTCCATCATCTAATCCAGACATGAATGGAGCAATAAAATCTTCATACCTTTCTTTTGAAATAGTAAGAACTACCTCATCCCTAAGACTCATTCCAAATTTAGTTAATACATCACCAGCACCAGAATAACCCTCATACGTATTTACATATGCTTCTATAGCAAAATTATCATCAAATTTAGAAGATTCTACCTCATTCCAAACATCATCAGTTCCTATAAATTTTCTTGGAATATAAGTTATCTCAACACCGAACATCTTTAAATGTTCATTTATTAAGTCTTGAGTTAATCTCTGCTCGGATTGAGCACCTTGTAAAAAATACGGATTTAGTGCCATTATCCTATAAAGTCATAAGGTGGCAATTCATATTCGGTAGTCATTCTAGATCTTAAAGCATCCAATTCAGATTCTGCTGACTGAAGAATCTCTCCACCATTCATTTCTATACCACCTGGTAACTTAACTCCCTTAAATTTACTTAAATTTTGTCCCCATTGTCTCTTTATAAGAGCAGTGAGATACTGTTTTAAGAATACATCATTATAAACTTGAGTAAATGATGTTGGATCTAATGCTCTATAGCAATCTAAAATTAACCAATCATCAGCAGATTCGTATCCCCAATCAATATCCAAATATAATCTATCTTGTCTCTTATTAAACCTTACTTGCTTATCAGTAGTAAGTAAAAAATCAATATCCTCAAGATATGATTTAGTCATTGCATACTGAAGTAATTCTACAGAATTAAAGTGATAAAGATCATTTAAGAACAATTGATACTTTATACTAAACATTCCACCAGATATGGAACTACTATCAAATTTAAATATCTTTTCTATACCTACTACAGAATCTGGAACTTGTATAAAATTAGAAGTTTCATACCAATTAGCAGTTGTAGTTCCATAACCTGCTATACTTGTAGAAGTAGCAGTTGTAGTTACAATACCAACTCCATCTGTATTCTTTGCTTGACCACGATCAATATCTGCTTGAGTAAGTTTATACTTGAGATACATTCTCTCAACACCGTCAAAATGACGCTCATTGAAGAATTGTATAGCATCATCAACCAAATCATCTATTTGGTCATCATCAACATTAATCTCTAATACAGGAGCACCCAGCTTCCTTAAACAGTAATCTATTAATCCTTGTCTAGTTGCTGGTTTAGCCATTTCGTTTTGCTGCTAAATTATTCCTTACTGGAGTTACTATTTCTGCTTCTTCATTACCTTGAAGTTCAGCAAGTTGTTGTAGTAAAGCATTATTTTGTTCTTCAAAATCTTGCTTTAATGTTTGAAGTTTTGCTTCCAAAAGAACGTTTTGATTTGAAAGTTGAGAGAGCCTTTGATTATATAAACTCACAAGGACGTTAATATCGACCTCACTATTTGGATTCTCTTGCATAATTTTATCAGAAAGTACCTCCATCTAATGTGGAAGTCCATGTAGGTTTGTTACTATATATCACGCTAACTGATGTGGGTGTTACTGATAAGTTTTCAATTGTTCCATTATTACCTTCTTTTCTAAGATTGTTTGTTGTATCAAACACACCCTCAACACCAACCACAGATATACTGTTTAAATTACCACCAGATTCAACAACACCATAAGCATTACTGTTATCTTGTCTAACAATATCACCAGTATCAAGAGTAACACTACTGCTTATATTAAGTGTATTTTTAGTAATAGCAGTTAATACTTGTTTTGATGTTAATGTTGGAGCAGCAGCCGCATTAGTGGATGTCTGTAATCCATTCTCATCAAAGTAAACAACACCGTGAGTACTAAAATCACCAGTTTGATAATAGATACCTTTAATATCAAGGTTTCCTCTTGTTCCTGTTGCTAAACTATTAGCAAGGTTAGCATCTGGAATATATGTCCATGCTCTTGTTGGAGCAGAACTATTTGGACTTGTTTGATCAATATATCCAAAGAATCCAGTTTTGTTATTTGAAGTTCCAGAACTTGTATTATAACCAAAAGAAATACCACGATCAGTTTGAGTATCGTATGCGTGACTAACTGTTATCTGAGTTGTAGTAGATATACCAGCAGTAGTATTTCCTTGAATTGTTATTATCTTAGTAGTTTCATCATAATCAGTAATCTCAGAACCAGCACCAACAGGAAGTCCAGCAGGTCCAGAAATAACATCACCAGTATTAATACCAATAACAGAATCTATTGTAATGGTATTAACACCAACAGCAACATCTGCCATTACTGTTTTTTCACTGGTTAAATCGCCAAGATGGAATATTGGGTCATTAAGAGTTGAAATTGTGGAATTAACAGATGTTGTTGTTCCATCTACCTGTAAACTACCCTTAATAACAACAGTACCTTCATTACTTAAACCATCTGGATATGGGTCAATGAATAAGAGATCACCACAACCCGATTTTGTTTCAATTACATTAGAACTTATCCCAACACAACCAAATCTAGTATAAGCATCAAATTGCCAATTAGCACCAGTAACCTTTACTTCATTATCACCATCCTCATCATATTCGATCATTGCATCATGATCAGAACCAAATGATAGGAAAGTATCATCTACAACATTAACATGTCCACTACCATCGGTACTGAATATAACGTCACCATCAGTATCCGTTGATGATAATGTATTTAAATCTAATCTAAGATTATCTACGTTCCATTGGTCAACCCTTCTAGTGTTGTCCATGACGGCAACTATACCGCCATCAGTATTTCTTGTATTTTGAACACCATCAACAGTACCTGGAGCATGTTCCATCATTGAGGTGTAATAATGACCACCTACTGGTATGGAGTTTGTTCCATCATCACCAACAAATATTCTATCTTTATACTGGTTTAAACCACCGTAACTTCCTATACCAGTTACGTAACCTAATTCTCCCCAAGCAAGACTAGCGGGTTTCTCGGTCCCAGAGGATCGTTTGATCCTAATAATACTTGCCATTTAAAAATTTCCCCCGTTAATGTCTAAATTTTGTTCCGTTCCAGGTGTCAAAGATAATGTAGCATCCCATTTTTTGGTTGCTCCATTGTAGACTAATACCATTCCATTCAACAGGTTCGAGGCATTGACATCGCTTAATTCAGCAAGTGATAAGCCTTGAGCACCTGCCAATGAAGATATAACCTTCACTGCGTTCTTTTGCCCAACCCTTACTTTTATGTCTGGTGCCATTTATGTATGCAATTCAGAATCTATCTATTATTTATACTTTAAGATGTTATCTGATTGGTTAATTGTTTTAATAGAGTTTTAATCTCATCAATATCTTTTTTCATCTCATCTAATTCTGCCTTTTCATCCAATTTTCTATTTTTATTTGCCATATAACTAGCATATGCTCTACCATCCATATCAATTATGGCTCCTGATTTTTCATCCCGAAATAGATTTTTTTGACCTTCAACTCTTATCATGCTGGTTTCACTGGA